ATATGCATATAAGTCACTAGCGCTTGGATATCCATATACTTTTCCACCGTAAACCCAATGTACTGGAAATGTAGAGCTAGATTTGTAAATAGAGTTGTTTGTTCCTGCTGTAGCTATTTGTTTACCTGTAGAGGTAGAAACTTGTTTTGATGGCCTATCTTCAATTCTTACATCAAACACGCGTCCAGATATAGATATACCAGTACTTGCAGTAGCGGTTTTTTCGGTAGCATATTGCAAAGCTTTGTCAACCGGTAATACTTGAACCAAGTTATTTACTGCTTCTTGAAGTGAGGAATTCATAACAGCTGTTTCTGTTACAGTTCCAATATATCCTTCTATACGTTGTTGTAGTGTGGCCATAGTAGTAAAAATAGGGGGGCTTTAAGGCCCCCCATATTATTAGGTTAGTTTCAACACGTGATGTGTTTCTTGTAACTGCATGCAAAGTCCTTCATCAGAGAAGAACTCATCCTTAACACCATCATAACCGTTTTCAGTTTTGATGTTTGTGCTATAACGCATCTCACGATACTTTTTGAGACTAACCGCATCTGGGTTAATTACAATAGCATAGTTAGAGTAGTTGTCGCGCAATACTGGAGTTGGATAGATTTCCAATTCAGCATGAGGAGTAACCAAAAGGCTCATGTTGTAGCCAAACTGGTTTTTCTCGCTGTTGAAAATCTGGAATCCAGCACTGTTGTTGTTTGCTAAGAATTTAGCAGATAAGAAAGAAACCCACTTACGAGAAGCATACACTTGGAATCTACCACGAGATGGCAAGTACTGGCTAATCTTTTCAGTCGCAGTCATAATATCTGTAAAATCAGCTGTTGCTTCAGCAAGGCTGTGGATATTTTGAGCTGGGTCACTAGTAGTGCTGCTACCATATTTAAGAATAGTAGAAAGGGCACCCATAGTTTGACGGATTTTTCTTCCGTTAGCGTTGTTCTGGATAGAAGAGAAGCTATCAGATCCTCCCATACCAGTACCGCCAACACGGACACCAAGAAGCATAGTTCGCTCTTTTTGAATCTTGTGCTCAAAAGATTTTTGAGTACGAAGACGAGCAAGCTCATCAGTGTAGCCACGTAAAGCAGCTTCACGTAGAGTACCAGTTACTTCTACTGGAGTACGCATAATTTGAGTAGAGTTGTACACTACTTCTAGTTCATCAGAAAAAGCATCAGGAGATACTTCACCTTCACCAATTGCGTTACCAATAACATCTAGTGTTGCGTCATTAGCAAAAGCCACACAGTTGTTATTAGATGCTTGTGGGTTACCTTGAGCAACAAGAGTAACTGCGTTACCAGATACGCTTTGTACACGAGCAACACCCAAGAAGGCTCCAGCAGAAGAATAACCTTCCACAATAAGCCCTACTAAATAGTCGCCAGCAGCGTCAGTTGGTAAACCCTTGCTAGAAGCAGGGGTAATAGTTATAGTTGTAGTTGCACCAGGTGCACCAGAAGCAGTCCAAGTACTACCACCAGCGGCAGCAATGGTCATTTGTTGTCGGATAAAACCAGCACGATGTTCGAACATCTTGAAATCTGGGTCAGTTACTTTATCATATCCAAGGTTAGAAACCATGGTAATAAATGGAGTAACTTCTGTCCACAATTCTTTAGTGTAAGAATCAGGCAGATAGAAATCACGGCGTTCATCAAACAAAATGCCAGCTGATTGCGATAGGTCTTTTACGGCCATTTTAAATCACCTTTTATTTGGCGTTTGAGTTTTAATTAACGTTTGCCTTTAGCGTAATTAAACATGCCGGTAAAGAAAGCCTCTCCGTCACTTATTTCAGGTTCAGCCTGCTGTTGCACGTTTACATTACTGCCATTGACAGCTGGAGGAACTACAGCTTGAACTCGTTGATTAACCGTCTGAGCTTTATTATGAGCAGCCATATTAGCGCCCTTTTGAGCCTTATAAACTTGAATAAGTGTGTCCATTCCGTAATTTGGGTTTTGAGCCCACGAAACAAACTCTTGCGCATCTTTCATATCAAGTCCATGTACATATATAGCTTCTTGCATAGCCGATTGCATCGCCTTTTGCTGTTGCTGTATTTGCATAGATTGTTGTTGTTCGTTGCGCTGTTTATTCTCGTTATAAGTTGTTACCTCGTCTTGGTATTCAATAAGTTGAATCTGGAATTCATCCATACCCTGCTTGTACTTAAACGAATCACTAGTTGGATCCGCAATAGCGTCTTCGTGATTGTAGTTCGCAGGTTTTTGTGGTCTTTCTGGTCTCACAGGAGCCGTTGGTCCTACTTGCTCTGAGGAACCCTTATCCAATAGTACATCATATACTTTGGTTGCTTTATCAGGATTTTCAGATAAGTATTTTAAGACGGGTTCTTGTGACTTTAAAGCATCAAGCTCAGCCTTGTACTTATCAGCTTTGGATTGCCAAAACTGCATTCGTTCAGGGTCTTCTTTTGCTTCAAGACCACTACCGGTATTTCCACCTTGCTCTAAATCCTTTGCGGGAACCTCTTCAGATTTCGCTACAGCATCAAGTTCAGGTGAAGGTGTTTGTACATTTTTGCTAATTGTTAAGTCACTAGAAGCATCATTGGTAGATTCATTAAACATCCCCATGAAACTATTAGAACTCGCAGCATCAGCTTGTACGTTAGTATTATCCATAAGATAAATTATTTATTTGTGTTAAGCTACTCCATTCCTAGACCCAGCAAGCCTTCGCTTTGTTCTCCAGGTGCAGTAGCAGTTAATTGATTAACTTTCTGTTTCATCTCCATTTCTTGAATGGTCCTTGCGGCATCAGCTCTATTTTTAATAGAGTCAAGACTAGATGCAAATTTCTCAACTTCAAGACGTTTTTTAGCATGCACTTCTTCGCGCTCAGCCGTCTGAAGGTCTCCACGTAATTTTTTAACTTCTTCTTGTAGTTGTTGCATTTGAGATTCAAGCTGTCTAATGTACCCAAATCGTTCAAGCACACCTTCGACATCCACAACTTCGCTTTTCTTAAGAACTTCAACCTGGTCAATAAGTCCGTTTTTATACATCTCCATGTAATACTCCATTTGAGCATAACGATTAGATGGTAGGGTTGAACCACTAACTACAATAATATCATAAACACCTTGTGATATATCATTAAATTTAGAAATCTCTCTACCAAGATCATCGTACTTGATAGTGTTCATGGCCACTTCTGTAATAGAATTATTTGGCTCTACAATACGTATAATTTTTTCCTCACGATACACGGCTCTAGCATAATCAAGCATTACTTTAGCAAGCTGGTTAATACTAGATTCCATATCATCTTTTTTGCTTTTAATACGGCGCTGACCAAATTCATCCATTGCTATTGTGCCTTTAAAAGTCTGCGGCGCCGCTGAAGCGTCACCTTGCATAATAGCATATATACCAAATTGACGTTCAATCATTTGAACATACATCTGCACTTGGCTAAATAGTGCATTAGGAAATGATTGGGCACCAAATATAACAGGAGCCCCAATGTCAGCATCGTATTCAATAACCGTGGACCCAGATTTATTTAGCTCTTGCTCTATACGAGATTTATCTTGCGAGCCTCTAGGCAGTAATACTTTTTGATTAGTAGAAGAAGCAGCGTTAGCAACAATTAAACTATTTAGTTTGTTAATCATTTCTTGCAAGCTTCTAACCATAGTTACGTCAGAAGTAGGATATGGAGTTCTGTTCCACATATTGTTTAGCGGAATAACAGGATACTCTGATGTAGGTAAGTATCCTTGCCAAAGTAACTTGTCACCAATAGTAATACATTGGTGTACCCTGGTAACCATTATTTTTCGGTCAGCAATAGTGCCATTTTCAATTAGTGCTTTAATATTCATCATCACAACCATTACTGGCTGAGAGTTAACTACCTCTCCTGTTTCTGGATTCATTTGTGGCTCAGGCGTATATACATAAGTATTTTCGTCTGTTTGCTGCAATTCACCAGCGCTATTAATAGTTGTAAGAATGTTTTGCACTTCAGCATCTTGAGTAACAATGTTATTGCCCATCATAATAGCTGGCTTTTCAAGGTAAGCCTTATACTCATCTTTCATCATTTCGTATTCTTCGTTTGAATACGGGTCTATAATATGATGAACTTCTACCTGCTCTTTAGTATAGCGGTCAATAATGCGGTAAATACTTACATTAGCATCATCAACGTCACCAGAAAATAACTGGTTTTGTTGAGGTACTCGGTCAGAATCATTAGTTCTTTCTTCGTCATGAGGCATTGCGCCTTTCATGTCAAAGTCAGGATACATATTTAGTATTTGGTCTTCTGTTTTATAAGATACTAAAAGACAATGAGCGGCATCTCTCCACAAATAATCGCTTGCATTTGGGTCTGGATATACATCTCGTGGGTCAATGCTTTTAAACTTTACTTCTCCACGACCACTGTTAGCATAAGGATCTACATAAGTATACAAAACACCGCGACCCATAACAGCATAATCTTGAACAGCTTGTTTTAATTCTGAATTACCATCAGATATATGCCACATGTACTGCATAAGATTAGTAAATACAGCAGCCATTTTTCGATCAGAGTCTTCTCGTGCAGTAGCAGAAAACCTAGGCTTATTAGCGGTAAGCATGGCCTTGAGCTGCTCGGTAGCCCATGTAATAGCGTTTATGACTACGGCGCCCTGACCACGCTTTTTGAGTAAATCAATTTGATTTTCTGTCCATTGAACGCCAGCGGCAAACATCTCGTTTTCATCAGCGCCCGTCTTCCATTCTAGCTGTGCTGAACTATATTCTCTCCAAAGCTCGTCGTTAAATAGCTCTGGGTGCTCTCTACTGTAACCGTAAGTTCCTGACCTCTTATTATATTTCATAGTTGAAATTACGTCTTTTTTTTAGTATTACGCAAGAAGCCAATCATCAGATGATGAATTTTCTTGTTCTTTGTGAAAATCAAAGTGTTTTAGCTCATTATCCATATGTTGTCGCTCTACATATGATGTTTCTTCGGTTGGACCATAAGATTTTAATTGAGCATAATAAAAACCATCGAGCGTATCATCGTGCGCCGCGCGCGGATAAAGTATCAACTCATCCCAAAATTCATGCATATCTTTTTTTAGAAATACTTTATGACGAGCAAACATGGGCTGTAGGCTTTCTAACCTATGTGATTTAGAACTCCTAGGATTATGTTTAATCTCTAGACCTGGTATGTATTCATTATACTCGGTTCTTAAGTAATCACGTATCATATCTTGATATCCAACACTTTCTATTCTAGTGCGCTCAGGCTGCCATGTTTCAAATTTTTCTATAATAGCATGTGCTAAATCCATTGGTTTTACGCGCTTACGAAAGTAATCTAGGCAGTATATATTTTTATCACTATCCATACCTATAATAAAGATTACACTAAAGTCACTACGGGTAGATAATGTTGACGCAGGGTCAACACCCATAAATACAAATATTGGTATGGATTCAGATTGCTCTAGCTTTTCTTCTCCTGTAATTCCTCTGTGAGTTACATTAAGCGCCCATCTTCCACCAGGGCTTCGGTGTACAGTGCCATCCCAAAACCTTAGTTGATTAGCATTTACCAAGCTATCGTTATCACCTACTACCTGACACATATACTCTCTGTAAAAAGAAGATGATTTACCAATCTTTTCCATTTCATCTCTAAGATTAGTCAGGTCTTTAAGGTTCATCATTTCAGGCCATATAGATCTAGGCTTTTGCCCTTCTTCTTCAATAATAGCACTATAGTGCAGCGTCTTCCACATTTTAGGCATACTTTTTAATGTAAACACTAAACATGACTGGTGTTGTGGTGTACCAATATTGACAATGCGCCCCCTTGGGTGGGTACGCTTAATCATAGGCACTAGCGCTTGTAAGAACCATCTGCGGTTACGGTCTAATGCTACGTCTGTCTTAGTATTTTCTTCATCCTCAGCGTCATCAAGCACTACTAGCGTAGGGCGCATAGAGTCTACGTTAATACCACGTATTTGAGTTCCCATACCCCGACATACAATGGTAGTGCCATTTTTAAGTACTATCATGTCTTCTCGCCATATGCGAGCTGAGTGCTCGCCCCAATAACCAAATATACGTTTAAAGTTGGGGCTATGCTCTAAAGCATTTTTAATGGTAGAAAGCAGGTTAATAGAGTGCGGTCTAGATTTAGATACTAATACCACTACTTTAGGCGTTTGTTTTCGCCCATTAGCAAAGTCTTCTACAAACATGTGCCATAGTACGTACATAAAAGCCGTTAGAGTACTTTTAGCAAAACCCCTAGGAGCTATAATGTTTAAAAACTGGTACTGACTGCGGCGTAAGTGTGCCGCTATTTCTTTGTGAAACTCAGGAGACTCTACTTCAAAGATTTTAGGGCGTATTGTT